GCTCTCCCTCATCTCCTGTATCTATTCCCTCTTTCTCTTGTTCAGCTTCGTCTAATTTACCTACATTACTAATATCAATGAAATCAGCGGGTTTAAGCGTTTTAAAGTATAAATCAAGGTCTATATCATTTGCGTGAAATATTGGCTCTAAACCCCCTAAAAGTGTGTTTTGGAATGGTTTGATAACTGTATTGTTAAATAGCGAATAAGAATCTCGTAATTCATCTGCATTATTACCAAAGCCACTACCGTCACCTTTTACTCCAAAGAGGAGGGGACTCGTCACACGGTGACCAGTTAAAACTTTTCTAGTTGTTTCAGTAGATAAGAATTGGTAACTGTCTGAATTGTCATTAGCATTGATAGGTACTATTTCAGGAGCAGTTTCTTTACCGTCATTAAAGGTTAATAGTATTTTTCCTGCATTACCTGATCCACCAAATTTAGCGTTTATTTGTCTTTCTATTGTTCTTCTTTCTTCTCTTGTTGGTATTCCATTAGCCATATTTATTGCCATACTTGGAAACATACCAGACTTTATATTAGATAAATGGAATTGTGCTATTTCCATATCTAACTGAATGTAGCTAGTAGAACCTTGATAGTCAGGTGTAGCGTAATAGTGTGATCCTGGAGAATAGTCTTTTATACATAATACTTGGTTAGCGTCTGACCTATCTTTTAAATCAAACGATTTATAGTATCTAGGTTTGTTTTTTCTTGTGTTTGTCCAATCAGCACTATAGTAATATTCATTCACATTTCCATAAGCGTCTTGTTTTCCACTTCTTATATATTGTGCTGGTATATGCCTAACCTCTACAATCTTTGTTCTAGGTCTATTCCATATAGTATTAACATAACACATACCAAATAACTTTAAATCAAATGCTAGGCATTTTAAAGTATCTTTTGGTGAATTGTGTAATAAACTATTAAGAGCTAACCAACTCTCTTTTTTAGCGTCACTTTCTTGTCTATCTGTAGCGTCTAATCCCTCTCCATAAATCATTGAGCTTACACCTTTTATAATTGCATTGTTTATACTGCTACCATTGTATAGTTCTAGTAAGTATTGTGGATATAGATTATCGTCACCAAATTGTATCCAATCTTTGTTATTTTGTTCGGTGATAGTAGGCAGATTATATTCTGCTAAATGTATTACTGATATGTTGTCTTTCTTTTTCATTATGAATCGTATGTTGGTTGCCAATTTTGTGTACCATATTGACTATCTCTATTATTAGTATCGCTATACCCCTCTAAAGGTACACTCGCTTCTATTAAATCATTATTTGCATATTCTGTATAGTAACTTATAGGCAAATCTTGTGAATGTTCTGATAAAAACACTTTATCTACTGTAACATTTAAAACTATATTTATACCATCTATTTTTGTAGCTAAATCTGTTCTTAAAACATTTAAATAATTTTGTGAGGTATAATATAACTCTATGTCGTATGTTTCATTAATAGGAGCAACAAACCCTCCTTGTCTTTTAGCTAAATTATTTGAAGTATCATAATTAGATATGTTAGTTGTAGTGGGATAATAAACTTTTAATAACAAAGTCCAGTATCTAGAGTTGTTTAAAAAAGTAGGACTATTAAAATCACCACTATCAGTAGGGTAGGCGGCTACAGTTCTTATCCAGTTTGTTTTACGACCTCTTATATAAAACAATAAAAACTTGCCACTTAATAAACTTGTATCTATAGCACTTGTAATATTTTCGTAAAAATATACATTTTGTAATTGTGCCATTCCGCCTGTATAATTCAAATTATATGTAGCCATTAACTTCTAATTGTAAAAATTTTAGTATAGTATTCTGTTACTAATTTTGCTTGTTCTTCTGAATCTTCAACAGTAGCTAGTTTTTCAATAAGCTCCTCATACATACTTGTATTTATATCTACGTTTTCTGTTTTAGTTCCCATTGTTACCTCCTATAAAATCTAAATCTTCTTCTATCTTAACTTCTTTTGTTTTTACTTTTTTTTTTGGTTTAGAAACTTCTTGCTCAAAATACGCCTTTCTTAAACTATCACTTAATTTGTTTATTTGTCTTTGCGTTAATTCTTCTAAAGGATAATTAATATTAGCAGGTTGTTTTCCTATCCAATCTTTTTTTACTTTCCAAGCCATAATATAGTTTATTATAAATATAAAAGTCATTATATTGTTCACAACTTGTATATTATATTAAAGTTTTTTTATATAATTATAATAATTGTAAAGTTTAGTTAATAAAAAAGGGCTACCGAATAGATAACCCTTTTTAAATTGAGTAACGATTTATTAATTATGTTCCTGACACAATAGTTAATTCAGAATCAGCATCACCTAATTGGTCAAATGGATAGTCTGTTCCACTACCATTAGTCTTTTTAATAAAAAACATAGGGTCTTTTTCTTCTGCTCTTAATTCTATTGTATAACCTGACATATCGCCTTTAGCTGCTCCTGTAACAATAGTACCACCTGAAACATCTACACCATTATCAAAGCCTAACAAAAATACATTGTCGTTCATATCCTGCACAAAAATCTGTACTCTATTGTAACAAATTAATTTTAATTCATTAGTTTCAGCTACAGTTAGTTTTTGTAAAGATAGTGATAAAGTTTGTTCAAAAAAAGTAGTTCCTGTTGCAGGATCAGAGTTTGTGTTTATTGTCATAGAAGATAGATTAGGTCTTAAATCATACTTAAACAAAGTCATTGTAGAAGCTGTTGGAGAGCCATAAGCTGACCATCCTGTAAAACCGCATGTATCTATTTGTAAAGCGTCTGTTCCATTTGGGGTATAGTGTTGTCTAATGTTACTAGAATACCCAGCACAGAAAAAAATAGTTTTTAAACCACCTATCTGATCTTTACAGTCTACTAATCGCCCCCTTGTTAATTCACAAGCCATAGTTATTTAATTTTATATTATTAATATTCCTTTTAAAAAAAAGGGGTGGTATTTCACACCCCTAATTTATCTATCTACTATGTCCAAACAGTTGATCCGTAAACACCATCACTTGCTACTGCACACTGAACACCAACTGCAAAGTTCATTACAATTCTTACATTGTCTGAACCATCATATTGGTAAGTAGGTATAACTCTTGCTTCTGTCCAATCAGTAGCTAGGTTAGTTCCAAACACTAGGTTTTCTCTGTATGTTGCGATAATTACATCGTCAAACATTCCAGGACAAACATAGATAGGGAAACCAAAGTAAGTAATACCACTAAAGTCTTGTGCTACACCTGAATTGTTAATACCTTGATTAGAACCTGCATTAGCTAATGCTTGTAATAAGAAAGCGTAAGTTTTGCTATTCATATAAAAACCAAAACCTGGTTTAGAAGTTAAACCACCAATACCTACTGCCGCGTCATATACAGAAGCCATATCAGTAAGAATGTCAGAAGCGGCTAAAGCATTAGCAAAGTCAACTTCTGTAAAGTCTTTTAATATACTTGCGTCTGCTCCTGCTTCGTCTTGTGTACCATCATTAGATAAAAACCCAACACCAAAAGGTGATGACCCTTTCCAAATTGAATTTTCTAATTGCTCACCTGCTTTTCCTGCAACTGTAGATAATAAGAAATCTTCAAAAGTTCCTGGTAGATTTCCGTTTCTATCCATATTTTCGCCAATCCAAGTAGGGAAAACTGTACCTCTACAAATTTCTTCATTTACTTTTAAGTCAGTAAGTGTTAAAACTTGTTCAGTTAAACTTGTATCATTACTAGATGAAAAAGAACAAGCCGCGGCAACAATAGGATCAGTAATTCCAATATTAGAAATTACTGCTTTACTATTTAAACCATCTATTGTTCTTACATAACCTTTAGCAACTGTGTCAGGACTTTTAACTGCAGCAGTTACATAAGGCAAAGATAACTTACCTGCGTAAGTATTGTCAGTAACAGTTATGTCAAACTGATACTCTTTTGATAAATTGTAATTGTTATTCGCCATTTTTTTAAAATTTTAATTATTTATTGTTAATGTAATATGCTGCTCTTTCACTTGCAGACATTGTAGCTAAATCAACTTTTTCTACTGATTTAGTATTATTTTCAGGATTGTGAGTAAAACCCTCTGATCCTGGTTCTTTTTCTAGTTCAACAATTTTAGCTTTTAAGTGTTCTACTTCTTCAACTAAACTGTTTACCATATCTTTAGACATTTCAACTTTTTCATCTTCCTTTACTTCTTCCTCAACTTCTTCTTCTGTTTCCACAGACATATTTTCTTTATCTGCTTTTAAGTCTGCTACAGCGTCTTCAAGATTTTTAATTCTCTTTTCCATACCTTCCCAATCAGCTACATCTGCTTCTTCTTGCATTTCTTCTTTCTCTTCTTCATTCTCTACTTCCTCTGCTTCTTTTTCTTCGCCCATGTCTAGTATTTTAGAATCTTCATCTATAGTTAATTTAGCTCCGTCAGACATTGTGTATGTACCTGCTGATAACTTAGAAGTTTCTCCATCATCTCCTACAACCATAACAACAGAGCCAATCATAAATTGCTCATCTTCTGTTGCTAATACTCTACCATCATCTAAAATCATTTCAGCATACATTTTAGTTTCTTTGCTCTCTTCGTTATTAGAAGATAAAAGCGTTTTGATTTTTTCTAGTGTGCTTGTCATTGTAATCTTTTTTTTATAAATATTAAACTTAAATTATTGTTCACAGGCTCAGCGTTTTACTGTCCTATTTTTAATGGCAGAACAGACTTTAGCAGCAGTTTCTTTACTACCATATTGTTTTACCATATCTTTTATACATTGATCCCATTTATAAACAGCCATAGCTTGTCTATTTACAAAAGCAGCATACTCAACGTATTTATATTTTTTAGTGTATTTCTTTTTCTTTTTACCAAACTCATCTTCTACATATTCTTTTCTAGTACTATCTTCGTGAGTTTCACAAGCCATGTATCTAGTAACTCCATTTACTTTATGTATATGAAAACCTGAACACCCTTTAAACATTTCTGCATATATCTTAGCTTCTTCTTTAGTAGCAAATAAAGGCTCTCCATCTAAACTACCTACAACAGCTAATTCATTCTCTAATATTAAATCTCTTATTTTACCTAGTGTAACTTCATCAGGACAATCAGTACATTCTTCTGCTAAATCTATAATGTCTTTAGGTTTTGATTGTTCAATTAATCTGTCTGTAAAATATCCCTCTATACTAAACCCTCTTACCTTACCCTCTTTTACACTATCCCAAATTTCATTATTATTAACTTTCATTTTTACAAACCAAGTTCCAATAGGTAGTTTATTAAAACCAAAAGAATTAGATTTATCGTTTTTCTTATCTTCTTTAATCCAACTCTCTACAACAGTCATACCTTCTACTGGTACTTTATGCTCATAAGTAGCGTTATTGTTTCTTAAACTTGACATAAATAGCTCCTGAGCTTGTTTTATAGTTTCTTCTGTAAAATATACTATATA